GTAGTTAATTTTATACTTCCAGGTTGAGTATAAGCACTAGGAAAAGTAGAATCATCCCATTTAAAAGTTAATTTTGGTGGATGGATTGTGTGAGTATCTACAGAAAAATATTGTAATTCACCAAAACTATGTGAAACATCTGATTCAACTGTATCTGGTTTTTTAATTAAAAATCCATTATTATCTATTCCTGTAGGATATGTTTGATCTGCAAATAAACTAGCACTGTGTTTTTTTACTATATTTGTTACATTAAAATCTGTATCTAAGGTTTGTCCTACTAAATATTGTTCTGTT